ATAAATTTAATGAAAAACAAAAATTACAAATTGAAAAAGGTTCATTAGAAGGTTTAAATATTTCCATTTATGCAAAACCGGAATTTAGTTGGGAACAAATGGTACAAATTAGAGTTGGTCTACAAAAAGAATTAGATGTAAGTGCTTATGCAAAACCTGAATATACCTGGAAACAAATGAGAGGTTTTAGGCATTGTCTTGAAAAACAAATTGATAGAACCAAGTTAATGCTTTTAACAAGAGCTTTAATTAAAAATCTTGATTTCACTCCTTATGTTTTAAATGAAAATTTTAACTATGGAAAATTAGTAGAAATTGAATTGGGCTTAGAAAATAATCTTGATGTTAGTTGGTATGCTAATCCTGAATTTACAGAAGACCAAATGCGTGAAATTAGGTTGGGTTTAGAATCTGGAGTAGATGTTTCTTGTTATTCAAATCCAAACATTTATTATATTCAAATGAAATATATTAGATTTTGTTTAACTGAGGGTTTCCATTCAAATATTCTAAATTTTTCTTGTGGAGCTTTAAAAATAATCTATGAAGGGCTACAAAAGAAATTAGATGTATCATGGTATGCAAATCCTGAATTTAATTGTTATCAAATGGAAGAAATAAAATCAGGTTTAGAAAAGGGTTTAGATGTGTCATGGTATGCAAGACCTGAATTTAATGCTGAACAAATGTTTCAAATCAAATTAGCTCTTAAAGAAAAATTTCCAGTAGAATATTTTGCGAATCCAGAATTTAAGCCTAATCAAATGGTACAAATAAAACTTGGATTATGGGATAAAGTTGATGTTGAAACATATTTAAATCCAACTATTGATTGGAGAGAAATGGAAAGAATAAGATTGGAATTAAAAGGAAATAGGTAATTAATGAACAGTAACAATTATTTTACTCAATGGTCAAAAATCTTACAAATTAGTGATGGATTAGAAAAAGGGTTAGACGTTTCATGGTATGCAAAGCCAGAATTTACATGGGAACAAATGGAAGAAATACGTTCAGGACTAGAAGAAGGTCTTGATGTAAGTGTTTATGCTAAACCCGAATTTAACGATGGACAAATGAATCAAATTCGTTTGGGTTTAGAAGGTAATTTAGATGTAAGTATTTACGCTAAAGCTGAGTTTACATGGGAACAAATGGATGAGATTCGTTATGGGTTAGAAGATAATCTTGATGTTTCTTTATATGCAAAACATGAATATTCATGGCAGCAAATGGAACAAATAAGGAAAGGTTTAAAATGTAAATTAAATGTCTCAATTTATGCTAATCCTGAATTTAATCATTTACAAATGAGGGAAATTCGTAAGGGTTTAGAGAATGACCTTGATGTGAGTATTTATTCTACACCACAATTTGACGCTGGACAAATGGCAATAATTCGTTTAGGCTTAGAAAGCGGACTTGATGTTTCTTTATATGCAAGCTATGAATTTGATTGTTTTCAAATGCAACAAATCAGAAAAGGTTTAGAAAATAATATTAATGTTGAATCTTATTTAAATCCTAATATAGACTGGAAAGAGATGCAAAGAATTAGGTTAGAACTAGAAAGTAATAAATAATGAATCAAGAACAAGAAAATTTATATAATGAATTAATGTCCAAATATAATTTTAATGAAACTGAAAAAAATGAAATAAAAACAGGATTATCACGAAACAAAATATCAAAACTTATGGACAATGAAACATGGATGGATGCAAGAAAAGCGGTTGAACTTGGGTTTGCCGACTCTATCTTAAAACGAGATGAGATTCAGGATATTGAAATTCCAAATGTTAGTATGCTTTACCAAGAAGCAACAGTTCAAAATTCAATGATGAATAAAATCAAAGAAACTTTTAAAAACGTAAACGAAGAAAAAATAAAAGCTGATTCGTTAATAAATAGATTAGATTTAATAAAAAACTGGAGGTAAGAACTATGAATAAAAAAATACAAGAATTAATTGAAAAACGTGCTAAAGCATGGGAAGGTGCAAAAGCCTTTGTTGAGAGTAAAAAAGATAGTGATGGACTATTGTCAAAAGAAGATGTTGAAACTTATAACAAGATGGAAGAAAAAGTTAAAAACTTTACTTTTGAAATAGAGAGACTTCAAGAGATGGAAAATATGGAAAGAGAATTGTCAAAACCAGTAAATAATCCATTAATCTCAAAACCAATGGCGTCTGATAAAGAAGATAAAATCAAAAAAAATCTTCAACACAAAAAAGCAATGATAAAAGCCCTACGATCTAATTTTAGACAAATTGAAAATATCCTACAAGAAAAAGTAGATACTGATGGAGGATATTTAGTTCCAGATGAGTATGATAGTAGATTAGTTGATACGTTAGAAGAAGAAAACATTATTAGAAAATTATCTCAGACTTTAAAAACAAATGGTAAGCATAAAATCAATATAGCTGCAACAAGTCCTGCGGCTGCATGGGTTGAAGAAGGAGGAGAGTTGAAATTTGGAGAAGCAACCTTTAAACAAGTTTTATTAGACGCTCACAAACTTCATGTAGCTATAAAAGTTACTGAAGAATTATTATATGATAGTATGTTTGACTTAGAAAGCTATATCATAGAAAAATTTGGTAAAGCATTAGCTAATGCAGAGGAAGATGCTTTCCTAAATGGTGATGGAAGTGGGAAACCAACAGGAATATTTGCACAAACTAATGGAGGAACACACTTAACTGAAGTGGATGCACTAAAAGCTGATGATATTATAAATTTAATTCATGCTTTAAAACGACCATATAGAAAAAAAGCAGCATTTATTTTAAACGATAAAATAATAGCTAATATCAGGAAACTAAAAGATAACAATGGTGCATATATTTGGCAACCATCATATCAATTGGGAGAGCCTGATAAATTAGCAGGATACCCAGTGTATACTTCAGCTTTTGCACCAGAGAATAAAATTGCTTTTGGTGATTTTAGCTATTATAACATAGGTGATAGAGGTGCTCGTTCATTTAAAGAACTACAAGAATTATTTGCTGGTAATGGTATGATTGGATTTGTAGCTAAAGAAAGAGTTGATGGTAAGCTAGTATTACCAGAAGCAGTTCAGATATTACCAATTAAAGGATAATATACATTATGGAATTAAAACTTGAACAAGTTAAAAACTATTTGAGAGTTGATACAACAGAAGATGATGAGTTAATCTTATCACTTCTGTTTACAGCTAAAAAATTATGCTTAGGAATACTAAGGGTGAGTAGTTTTTCAGAGTTAGGTGATGAGCATGATTTTGATGAATTTAAAATACCAATATTATATACAGTTGCTTATCTTTATGAACATAGAGAAAATGCTGATTTTAGAGAATTAACACTAATTCTTAGAGCGTTACTATTTAATCATAGGAAAGAGGAGTTTTAAGATGGATATTGTAGAACTAGATACTAGAATTACTTTTCAAAAGGTAGTTTTAGAATTTGATGAATTACATCAACAATTAGAAACATGGAGTGATTTTTTTACTTGTTGGTCTAATTTGAAATTGGTAACTTCAAGTGAGGTAGAGAGACATGGTGTTAATTTAAGTTCAGAAGTAATTTCTTTTGTGGTTAGGAAGATGCCGGAATTAAAAGAACTTAATACGTTAGAATATAGAATAAAGTATAACAATAAATTTTTTGACATATTAGAAGTAGATGTGTTTAGTAAAGATAAAAAGTTCTTAAGAGTTAAGGGAGTTAATAGCAATGACTAAGAGGACAACTATTGATTCACTCGCTGCTGAGATAACAAAAGGTTTAAAGGAATATTCTAAGCTAACTGAGGAAAGTTTAAAAGGTGCAGTAGTTGAAGTGAGTAATGAAGTTAGAGATAAAATAAAAGAAGGATCCCCTAAAAAAAGTGGAGATTACGAAAAAAGTTGGAAAGTGACAAAAGAAAGAGAAACAGCACACTCTATACAAACAGTAGTTCATTCAAAAAATAGATATCAATTAGCACATTTACTTGAATTTGGACATGCGAAGAAAAATGGAGGGCGTACTAAAGCAATTCCACATATAGAGCCAGCAACAAGAGAAACAGCAGGATCAAATATTAAAATAGCTGCTGAAAACATGAATGCAAATGACAGTGGGGCTTATACAGGAGAAGTTTCTCCATTAATGTTAAAAGATTTAGGTGTTGAATATGTTATTTTAGGACACTCGGAAAGAAGAGAATACTATGGGGAAAC